CAGCACCTCGTCAACCGCCTCGTCGACATCAACTTCGGGCTGAACGCTCCTCGCTGCTTCTGGACCCCGAAGCCCCTCGGCAAGGAGAACGCTGAGGTCTTGCGGTCGATCGGCATGGAGATCGTCCGAGGGCGCTATGCCGAGCCGGACCTCAAGGAGCTGTCGGACGCCATCGGGATCACCCTTCGTCCTGGTCCTGGTCCCGAACCGAGCAACGATCCTTCGGCGCAGAACCCTGTGGACGACGACGGCGCACCTGGGGCGAACGGCGACAAGCCTCGCACCGACCGACGCAACATCCGCCCCGAGCGTGACCGATCGAAGGCGCAGCCGAGAGGTGTTGCCGAGCCGCGCAACACTGGTCGCCAGATCTCGAACAGGATCAGCGAACAGGTCACGAACGCCTTCAACCGTTCGACGTTCGGAAAGTCGTACAAGCCGAGCCTGGGCTACCACGCTCGATTCAAGGAATCGCTGATCGCTGAGGGCTGGTCGCCCGAAGAAGCGGCGTCGGCTACGGATCACTTCTACCGACAGTTGGAGGAGTGGTTCCAGGTCATGCTTGAGATCGCTGGTGACTTCTCTGGCCCGCACGACTTCATGGCGATGTTCGACCGCAAGATCGACCAGGAGATTGATGCCCTCCTCGACGCCGCCTGATGGCTCCGAGGAAGTTCGGTGCATTTGTCGTGCAGCCAGACTTCTTGCGGTAGTCGGTAGACGTCAAGATGGCGTCCCGTTCGTGCATGTCAAGGCCTTGCGGAACGGTCAGCCGTACACTGAGGTTGTCGTGACCGGCGGTACAACCTCGATCTTGTGTCGATCCTGCGGGCGCTGGTTCACCATTCGTATCGCCCAGAGTGACGTTTGGACGGCGGAATCTCGGAAACCTTCAGGAATTTCTGACTGATCCGAAAGAATCACGCAGGGATGCTGGCTAGTCACACCTCCTGGTGCCTATCGTCCGGGGCGTGAGTGACGGCCTGCCCAACGAGGGTGTCTTCCAGTTCCACGGGGGCAACGCCCCTTCGGTGCTGCACACCTTCCGCTCGTCGTCAGACGTCGAAGTCGAGACGACGGGGACGGGCTCACACATCCTGAAGGGTGTTGCGATCTTCCGAGCGGGTACCTTCCGGGACTCCCGTGGGATCGAGCGGACCTGGACTCGTGACGACCTCGTGGCGATGGCTGCGAACTTCACGAGTCTCAAGGACGGGGGAGTGTTTCCAAACGTCCCCATCCGAGAGAACCACACCATCGACGTCAAGGACGTGGTGGGGTACTTCAGCCGGGTCTACCTCGATCCCAGCGATCCCGACACCCTCCTGGCCGACATCGAGATCACCGAGCCTGATGCCTTCGGCAAGTGGCAGCGTGGTACCTACCGGTCCAGGTCCCTCGAAATCGGTCCGTACCTGGCCAACGGCTCCGACAAGCCCCTGTGGCCCACGGTGCTGGGACTGGCGTTCGTGGACGTTCCCGCAGTCGAGGGGCTGCACCGTCAAGCTCCCCCGCAGCACTTCTCGCAGTACATCGAGGACGGGAATCCCGTACCACCCAAGAAGGACGTGAACATGGACTCGAAGGCCCTCGCCCACCTGGCATCCTGGATCGAGAGCGGTCGTACCGCCGACGAGTGGATCGCCGCCTGCAACTTCGCGAAGCAGCAGGAAGACCAGCAGCAGCAGCAGGCGCAGCACGCCGCCCAGCAGCAGCAGCTCACCTCGTACTACACCGCCGTCCAGCTCCACCAGGCCAACGCCCAGGCGCTCGGCCTCCCGGTGGACTACTCGACGCCCTACACCTTCCGCATCAACGGAGCCGAGATCACCGATCCGGCGCAGGTGCAGGCGCACATCGACGGCCTCCACACCGCCATCGCCGAGGCGGCGAAGCAGGAGCGGATCGCCTACGTGAACAAGCTGGTGACCGACGGCAAGCTCCTCGCCACCCAGCAGGTCGCCACCCAGGCGCTCGTGGACACCTTCACGGCGGAGCAGTTCACGCAGTACCGCCAGACGATGGACGCGCAGGCCCCCCTGTCGCTGTTCCAGAACCACGGCGCGCCCGGTTCGCAGGGCGGCGGCGGCACCGGCAACGAGCACCAGCAGCAGGTCGCTCCCGAGCAGCGGAAGGCCGTCCTCAAGGAGACGGTGGCGCAGTTCCGCCGCATGGAGAAGTCCAACGAGTTCATCAAGGGCACCGACGCCTACAAGGAGCTCGTCGCCCTCGATCCGACCGCCAAGATCGACTGAGGCCCGGCGTCAGCCCCGCCTGATCCACCAAGGAGAACACGAGCATGAGCTTCAGCAAGGGTCCCGGTGATCTCCGGCCCCCGTTCGGGAAGAACGTCTACTACCGCTCCGATCGCGACCTCAAGTTCGACTCGGCGACCATCGCCGCGGACTCGGTCGTCGCCGAGGACATCGGCGGTCACCTGATCAAGGTGATGCAGTCGGGTGAGGTCGTGGCGAAGATCACGTCCGGCCCCAACAAGGGCAAGCACGGCCCCTTCCAGGCCGGCGGCACCGACGAGGTCATGACGCTGTCCAAGACGGGCACCGTCAGCGGCGGCACCTACACGATCAGCCACCCCGACCTCGACGGCGAGACGGCCAACATCAACGCGACGGACAACGCCGCTGCGATCCAGGCCGCGGTCGACGACTGGCTGGAAGGCCAGGACGCCGCCATCACCGTGAGCGGTGGTCCCGTCAGCACGACCCCGGTCGTGTTCACCTGGGACGACGACTTCGGGATCGACCGCCAGGCCCTGGTCGTCGACAGCGCCGTCACGGGCGGTGGCTCGATCGCCTTCGCCGAGACGACGCCCGGTGCCGAGGGTGCGACCGATGGTCGCCAGACCGCCGCCAACATCGTCGGCCTCCTCGACACCTTCCTCCCGTGGGAGCTCAACCACCGTGACCACCACGCCTCCGTGTGCTACGAGGGCACCGTGGTCCAGGGGTGGTGCTTCGAGCGCAACGCCGCAGGCGTCCGCATCCCCCTGACCGACACGACCCGAGACGCGATCCTGGCCAACCCCCAGCTCGCGCTCCTGTTCAAGTAGGAGAACCCTCATGCCTCAGTTCCCGGATCAGTCGCGGCTGATCGCCAAGGAGGTCGCTCTCGGCACCATCCGTGCCCTGGAGCCGCCCCAGGACCACATCGGTCTGTCCTACGTCGCCCCGTGGAAGGAGGTGGCGACCGACGACGTCATCTTCGACTACGCGCAGCAGATGGCCGACGGCCTCGCCCCCGCTCGGGCCGAGGACGCCGAAGCCGAGCTGGCGCAGAAGGACGTCATGCTGGGCGGCACGGGCCGAGCCAGCATCATGGACTGGGCCCTCAAGGACCACTACTCGCCGTCCGACGTGGCTCGGTTCCGGGAGGCCCTCCTGGTGGCGGGCAACCAGAACGGCGAGAACACGCTGCTCAGCCAGCTGCCCCTCACGGTGGGCTCGACCCTGCAGGACCTGCAGACGAAGTTCGCCAAGGACGACGCCCTGCGTCGCAAGAAGCTCGACAACCGGGTCGAGTGGCTGATCATGACCGCCGTGGACACCGGAGGCATCGCCTACAACGACGGCAAGGTCCAGTTCTCGGTCGACTTCGGTCGCCCGGCGAACCAGCACAACCAGGCCCCCGCCGGTGACCTGTGGAACCTCGGTTCCTGCGACCCGATCGGCGACATCCAGAAGGTCGTCGACTGGATGTACGAGAAGTACGGCGTGGTCATCAGCCGTGCCATCGCGTCCCGCAAGGTCCTCCAGAACGTCTGGAACAGCGAGCGCTTCATCGCCCGGTTCGCCCCGATGCTGCCGGCTCCCGGTTCCGCTCCGGTCGATCCGGCCTACCTCGTCAACGGCTGGAACCGCGAGATGGCGGTGTCGGTCCTGGAGCAGGCCACCGGCGTCAAGTTCAAGGAGTACGACGCCGTCTACAAGGTCCGCAACCGGGGCACGCAGACGACCGTCAACCACCGCTTCCTGTCGGACAAGAAGGTCTACCTCCTGCCCGACGAGGCGAGCCTCGACGAGCTCGACGACACGGGGATCGGCTTCGCCAAGACGCTGACCTCCCCGCACCCCGAGGGCAACTGGTCCCCCGGCTTCTACGAGTGGGAGCAGGACACCAAGGACCCGTGGGGCACCAGCCGTGGGACGGGCGTCAAGGCCTTCCCGATCTTCCTCCACATGGAGAAGACCTACTCGATGGTGGTCCTGCCCTAGCGGCAGCCCACCCCCAACCGTTCCCGGAGTTTCGCCGTGGCTGACGCCTTGGACACGAGCAACGCTGCGTACGCAGGCGTGCCGGACCCACAGTCTCGCACGCATGCGTACGACACCGCTGCCCCCTTGGAGCCAGATGACGTCGATCGTGTCACCGAAGAGGTCAACGCCTTCGAAGAGGACGCGACACAGCACCGGGCGCAGCCCATCCCAACCGAAGCCTGGCTGTCGGAACCGGCACAGACCGACCCGCAGCCCTGGAACGTGGAAGAGGAGTGACATGGCCGACGCCATCCACACCAACGACGCCAACTACGTCGGTGTCGACGACCAGTACAAGAACTACGCAGGCGTGGGGCGTCAGCCCCTGACCTCTGCCGATGACGGCATGACCGATCGGGTCAAGGCGCTGGAGACGTACCGAGCCCTCGGCGTGCCGTGGCTCGGCTACAACTACCAGTTCTCGCACCCGGCTTCGGCGCAGACCATCATCGACGAGCGTGTCGAGGTGGACCGCAACGTCCGCACGGCTGCCGGCCTGACGGCCCAGGACGTCATCGACGAGCACGCCTGATCCAGGGAGGTCGTGATGGCGTACTGCGCCGACGACGACCTGATCCTCGGAGACATCGTCCTCCCTGATTGGCTGAACAAGGCCGATTGGGTCGCGCTCGCGGCCGAGGAGATCGACTCCCGGCTTGGGTTCGTCTACAAGGTTCCCCTCCAGACGCCGAACGGCACCTTTGCCGATCT